TTATTACGTTGCCAGAGCCGTCTGTTACTTCGCCGGTGCTACTATTATAACTTGCACCGGGGCCAGCAGCCGCTACAGCCTGATCAATCGTAAGATTGTTGTCGCTTGAATTAGACTGGTTACTACCTGTGATAACACCATTGCTGTCCGTGGAAAATACAACAGGGTTGCTACTGCTGTTTAAAACAGTACCCGTCTTTAAAACAGCGCCCGTAGGAATAATCGTGTTGCCGTCGTTGCCGTCGTTGCCGCCGCTTGTGGTGGTGCTTGAGGTGCTGGTATTGTTACCATTGTACGTGTTCGTGTTCGCCGCTCCGAGCGATGTGATCTCTGACCAAGTGTCTTTTGCCCAATCACTAAAAGATCCACTATCATCATCATCATCATCATTATTATTGCTACTACCACCGCCCCAATCTGAGTGGAACCAGTAAGAAGGAACGCCGTCTGGACCCGGTAGGCCAGCGCCACCCGCATCCCGCAACATCTGCTCTTCCTGCGGATTAATGTAAGCCAGCATGTGTGGCTGGCCCATAATCTCAGTCTGACGTGGAGCGCCACTAACAACATTCTCCAATGCGCCAATACCTGCGTCTGGATAAGCAGGCTCTGGTTGACCCATCATGGCTTGGGGCATTTGGTTTTTCTGCACAATCGCGTTTACACGGTCCATAAAAGTATTCATCACGCCCTCATTTGTGGTGGTTGTGGTGGTCCCGGCTGTGCCTGCGGTTGCTGCGCCTGCGGCTGCTGCATCATCGCCTCTGTAATCGCGCCCAGCGCACCGGGGTCACCCCCGCCCATGCGCCGCTTAATCTCCATCACCTTGTCGAGCAGGTACTTATTCATATCCATTGGGGGCTGACCCTGTGGCCCCTGCGGTACACCCTGCGGAGGTGGAGGCCCACCCTGCGGTCCACCCTGCTGTGGCAACCCGCCAAAAGCTGACGGGTTGATTGGAGGCAGATTATATTGTGGGAGGTACATTTTTGATCATCTCCATCTGGATCTTAGCTGCATTCTTCTCACGCTCTAGCTGCAACTCCGCCTCTAACTTCATAATCTTAGCCTGCATGTCTTGCTGCGCCTTGGCCGCATCGATCTCCATGTCCTGACGGGCTTCAGCCTGCTTGATCTGGATGTTGGACTGTGCCTTGGCTTGATCTGCTTCGATCTGGGCCGTTGTACGGGCCTTCAGCGCCTCTGTCTCAAGCTGCGCGAGCTGCTGTGCATATTGCAGCGGATTGCCCTGTTGGCCACCCTGTCCGCCCATGCCTGCCAGTGCTTGGATCTGCTTCATCTGAGGAGCCGCCTGCACAACTTGAGCTGCGCGTTGGCTGATTAGTAAATCCATCTGCGGATCTACTGCACCAAATTTGAAGTTTGGGTCTTTGAAGTCCGGCATTGGCGGCATCTGCATATTGATGCTTGCCTCCATGCGCTGACGATACAAAAGCGCAATATGCTCTGCGATGTGAGCAATCAAAATGGGCTGCATTGCCTTCGCGCCGGGGTTACCAGCCAAAGACGGATCTTGTATAAACTGCATGTGAACCGCGATGTGTGCGTCATGATCTTGCTCTGGGAAAGCGCGAATTGGCTTGCCATATAGGACGCTCATGTTCTCATCAATTGGGTCCATCTGAACCGCCTCTTCAGGCTTCTTCAGGATCTCATCAATGTTAGGTATTCGGATCGCCTCATACATCCGCTTGTACGCTTCGTACAGGTCGTGAAGCTGCGGAGCTGATCGTGCCATTTCCAAGACAGCTTGTGCCTGCGCGATGCGCTGGGCTGTCGAGAAGATATTCGGATCAGACACAGGAACAATGTCAATCCGATCATCAAAATCAGCACGATAGATAATCTCCGCAGCCCCCGCCTGCGAAAAGCTGAACTCATCGGGGAGGTTCTCTGAGTTCAACCCCGCAAGGAGTTTAAATTCTTGGCCCTGCGCGTAATGTAATCTCTTGTGAATTGCGCTAAACGCCTTCGATCCCTGTTCAATCAGGGCGACAGTCGTGCCTACTGGGGCGTTTGGATTTGCGTCACCGATATTGAGATCTGCCGTGCTGGCAAAACGCTGACCTGCCTCGACCATAAAGCCAAGCAGGTTGAACAGGGAGCTTGATGGCTCCTTAAATGGCAGTGGCATGATTGCCTTGTTCACGTCATCAACTGTGCTGTCGAGATCGATAAACTCGCCGGGGCTGATCTGCATGTCGCCGCCCTGAACACGACCGCGCAGCTTAAAGCCACCCTGCATGTTTGCGAATGCGGCACTGTCGAGAAGGGCGCGAAGAGATCCTGTCGCTGCTTTGCCCAAGCCGCCGATCATGTGGTACAGACCGAAGCCGTAGAAGCCTAAACCGGGCAAGAACTTATAGCTCACAAACCAATCGCGGCGTACCTTGCGCTCATCTTCTTCCTTCCAGTTGCGGCGGATGGCCACCACGTTCTGGTTTTCATAGTCGATTGTGATCACATATGGGATGGCCACTGCGTTGTCATCGTCATCATCGTCATCCATTTCCTCGCCGTCAATGCCGTCAAACAGGTCATAGACGTGCATTTCGAGCAATGTCATTACGTCATCTTCGCTGTCATCGGACTGGTCAACGCCTTCGATCTCACCGATCACATCACCTGACGGATCTAGTCCATCGCCGCCGCCATACTTGGTCGGTAGGTAATATCCGTTCTGGACGTAGCGATTGAAATCGTTCTTCGGCATACGAATAACGTGGGTGTAGCGCGGAGATGTGTAGAGGTCTTTGCTCTCTGGGGCCACCACGAAGTCTTCGGCCTTAACAAACTGGCTGCACTGGCGATCTAGGTTGGCGTCCCACCATACCTTCTTGAACGTGTGACCGATCAGCGGAAGGTGAAAGAGCATCTGATCCAGATCAGGGAAGTATTCAGGCATTTCCTGCGTGATCTGGTAGTTCATGTATTCGCGGACGCGGCGAGCTTGCTCTTCCAGCTTTTCGTCTGGCGTACCAACGATGACCGACTTGACCGGACCACCTGACGGATACAGTTCTGCTATGGCTCTGGCGTTGAACTGAGTTGCGGCTTCAGCGATCAGCGGGTGAACAACTATAGACAATCCGCGCGTGGCGCGTTCATCTTCGCCTTCATCCATACCGCCATCAGGGTCTAGGGTCTTTAACCCTTCCTTGTAGCGTTCTTCCCACTCAGCGCGAGCTGCGCGGTCATTCTCGTAGAACGACACCAGCTCACTGGCCTTTCGGGCAAGTTCCTTTTCGTCAATTATTTCGGCTAGGTTTTTGTCGAACTCTGCGTCATCCAGCTCATCCATGTAGTCCAGCTCTGGATCTCCAATTAGGACATCGCCATCGGCAAGTTCTTCGATCATCAATTCGTCGGCTGGAGCGCCTTCGGCAAACGGGATAATATTTTCTGGTTCAGCCATAAAGCGTCATCCTTTGTTTTTCTACTGGTTCATCATCTTCTGGGTCTTCGCTATGCCCAACGAACCAACCTTTTCGCAATCTTAACCACGCTTGGGTGCATGTGTCCACTACGTCATCATTCGGATGCGCTGGAAAGGCAGCACATATGTCTATTAAATCTTTAGCCCATTTGCGGCTGCTTGGGTAGAAAATTCTTCCGTCTTCCAACATCGCGCTCGAAGCATGGGCGCGAGCTTCCTTATCACGATCTGGTGAATATGCCAACACAGGTACTCCAGCCATGCGGAGATCCTGCAAGAGAGACTGGCCAGACGCCTTCTTCTCAATCAGGACTGCGTCTGGCTCCCACAGGTCGTATGATTCCTGTGCGATCCTGCGGAGGTCTGGATAGCTGACCTTATCGTACCAACATTCAAGCACGATGGCGCACATGACACCCTGATACTTGAACACACCCCAAGTGGTTCTGGCGCTAAAGCTAGAGCTTTCCTTGGCCTCGAAGGCTGTGTCCCACGATTGCAGGACATATTCGATGTTGTTGGGCATGTCCTCACTTTCCCAAGGAACCCACCATGACGCCTTGAGGATACCGCCGCCCTTTGGGCTTGGCCGCTGCTGTAGCTGCCCAGCGGCTGCGTAGGCGCCAAGGCTGCGCTCTAGGGTAGTCAGGGTCTTCTCGTCCATCCTTTCGGGCCATAGCAGTTCGCCCTCCTTAGTGCGTGGATCTGTGAAACCAAGGGCCGATCTGTTAGGCGTTGGATGGCCTAACTCATATCTGGCAGGCAGGCATAAATGGTCCCACTCATCCCCTAGCTCATTGGAGAGTATATGGCCTGTCAGGTCTTGTTCGTGCAGGCGCTGCATGATGATAACGAAGGCGCCAGTCTTGGGATCGTTGAGACGTGTCTGCATAGCCTGATCCCACCAGTCTAGGACGCCCTGCCTGACGGCGCTGCTGTCGGCCTCCACGCTGTTGTGTGGGTCATCGATGCAGATGATGTCACCACCATCACCAGTCAGCGCACCGCCGACACTGGTGGCGATCCTATAGCCTGTCTTATCGTTTTCAAAACGCTGCTTCTGGTTTTGATCGTCGGTCAGCTTAAACTTGTCACCGAAATGAGTTCTGTACCACGGGCTATCGATCAGCCTTCGGCACTTGGTGCTATCCCTGATCGACAGGGAGGAGGCGTAGGACGCATAGAGGAATTTCTTGTGGGGTTGTGTGACCCAAGTCCACGCAGGCAGCGCCACGGCCACGCTGATGGACTTCATGTGTCTAGGCGGCACGTTAATGATCAGGCGCTTGATGTCGCCATTGACTACGGCTTGGAGGTGATCACTGATGGCATCGATGTGCCAGTTGTTTTTGAACTCAACGCCCGGCTCAATCGTCGGCCAAGCTGCTTTCGTAAACTCCCTCAATGACCTGCGGTACTTTTCGGCTCGGACTTGCTCCAGTGTTAGACTGGACAAAAGCTGCTGCAATTGCGTTGAGTTGGTCATCACTCACCCTCGTTAAATCTATAATATTTCGCTGCTCGACAGTCGCTGCGAACTCATGCTTGTTCGACCAGTTTTCTTTGTCCCTGTTATTTAGGTAGTAAATGATGGCGACATTATCCCGCTCGACGGTGGCATTTTCAAACAGGGCATTGGTAACTTTTGAGAGGGCAATTGCCTTGCCTTTTTTTATAGTCTCTGCAAACTCTAAATTTTCTGCCTGCCTGTTGTAGAATGTGGCGGGTGAAATACCCAAGCAGGAAGCGATTTGTTCGACAGTCAATCCCTGCCCCGCTAGTGTTTTAACCTCTGACATCACTTCTTCCGTGATTTCAAACTTTGGTCTACCGACAGGGTTTTTACTTTTGGCTTTTGCCATTCCTTGACCTTTCTTTTCAGTGGTTAGCTGTATTTTTTTAGAATGTAGGTCACAATGCTGCAAAAAGAAACCCCCGCTGTTGCAGTACGAAACCTGACCGAGCGGGGATAGGAGTTGAGACATCGGCTACAGGAGAAACCTAGCCGAGCAGTGGTTTTTGGTTATCACATTGCCAGCATTATGACAAGAACTGCGGCTATTAGGACTGTAAAGGCCACACCAGCGATTGTTTCTTTTTTCCACCCGTCTGGTTTTGTGTTGTGGATATCGATGTGACCACGCAGGTTGATTGAGATGTATTGCCCTGACTTTGCTGGCTGTTCGCCTTGCTGCGTGTGGACCCATAGGTATGGGCTACCTTTACGTTTGGAGCATTCTGGTTGCAGCCAGTCTGGCAGATCATGACTCCATTCGAAGCCTCTAAACTCCCAAGATTTAATGATCATGATTGATTTCCTTTATGCTTAGTGCAGTATTTTTTTTGCCTTGGCAGTAGCGGCTCGTTGCATAGGCTACCCATGAACATCCTACCTTCGTGAATTACATATCTCTGACAGGTGTCGTGCTTTTCTTCTGGCCCATTTGGTATGCCTGCGTCACACCGTTTCTTTTTTACTTTTTTTACTTTTTTAATTTTTACGTTGAGCCACGCGCTTATTTTTTCTTCCGAAACTTCTTTTTCCTGAAGGGCATTGACCAATTCTTTGACGCACATTTTGCCAGCATTTCGTATGTCCATTAGGTTTTGTTGGCTGACATTTTCCAAGAACTCATCGAAGGTCATGTGGTCAGCGGGGATAAATTTGACAACATTTTTGAGCCGTTCTGATATAAACAAGTCACCCATTGTCTTAGCGTTTTTATCGCGTTCATATTTTTCTGTGTATCTAAATCCCCAATACACACGTTGCCTAGCTCGCTCTACTCCAACGCCCAGATCCTCACCTATTTCGCGGAAAAGTTTGCCTGCAATTCTTTGTTCCATTGCATACTGATTGAGCCTAACATTTCTGTTATTAACGACCATCATGGCTTATTCCTCTTTTTCTTCGTATGGTTCGTATTCGTTGCCGAATAATTGCTCCAGCATTGGCTCCAGCATTTCTGCCATTACTTTCCTGTGATCTTTTGGTTTGATATCGGGGTGTTCGTGAACGAATGTTGCGACTTTTGCGATTGCTTCAACTGCATTAAATGTCTTTTCCACAGCCATCACTCATCCTCCTCAAATACTTCGTTGCCGATTGATATTGGTATTTCGATTGTGGTTATTCTGAAGTTACATTTATGGCAGGTGCGCCTGCGCTTTACTGTTGGGAAGCCATAGGCTTCATGGGGTCTTGAGTCTTTAGTTCGTAGTTTAACACGTCCGTTACAGTTTGGGCAGTGGGTTACGGCTAGGGTCATGCTGCCTCCTCGATTTCATTCAAGGCACGGGTCAAAGCTCGTTTGATACGTTTTGCCCTGTCTGGAAGTATCAAGGCATCCAGACCTTCGATCAGCCAATTCAGTTCTTGCTCTGTCATTGAGACTTGAGTTGCGCGGATTAGCACTGTGCCTTTGTCGGCATTTGTTTGTTGAATAAACCTCATGGTGTAGTTCCTTTCTAAATAACTATGTACCCTATCTAGTACACTACATACAGTATTACAACTGCATTAGATAAAAAAGTTTTATTCTAGGTTCAGCTTAACTGGGAGATACCATCCCTTGCGACGATCTCTCTCACCTTCGTTGAAGTTCCGCTCCCAGCGCAGGATGTTCACTTCCTCGCTTTCTTCTGCGGCTATCATGCAGGCAACCATGACGGCTATTGGATCTCCACCGCCGGGCCAGAGTAGGAAGTCATCTGGGCTAAAGTCTTTCATAGCCTTGCGAGCTGTGGCGATGGCTTTGGTTGGATTGAACTGCGGCTTGTCTTCTGGCTCGAAGATGATCTTGAGCTTACCGTACCTAGCTGCGTCGGTAAGATCTGGTGTCCACCCGAACTTATTCTCTCTTGGACGGGACACGATGTAGACTGTGCTGGTCATTTTCATTCCTTTCGTGTTGGTTGGATATGCCACCAATCATGGTTGAGGATCTCATGTATTGCCGCCTTTAATTTTAACTGTATTTATATCATCTTCCTCTGATTTAATTCCTGATATAATTTCACCTCCGCAAGCCATGTACCCACATGAATCGATCCAATTATCTAAGTGCATTGGGTTTGATTTACTGCGAGCAATTTTCAGCAGGGTCATCATTGCTGCCACGTCAGCCGAATATACTTCCACCCCCAAATAAATTCCCCAAAGCTCTGCTATCATTTCAAAATTATTTTCCATATCACCGTGAGTTGCTGCCCTATCTTTTGTGACATATTCCTTGGCGGTGTTGAGGATTTCTGATCTGGTTATTTTTGTCATTTTTTCTCTCCGACAAAATTGTATCTGGCGATGTAATCTGAAACGTCTTGGTAGGTCATGTTGAGGATGTCAGAAATGTCCTTGCAGCTCTTGCCCTCACTCAACAGTTCTTTAATATTTTTGGCCTTGGGTGACAGGCTCATCTTTGAGCCATGTTTACCGAAATTATCAGATCTAAGTGCGCCCCAGTGCCTTTTGACATTTTGGTTTTCTACCATAGCTGTCAGTTTCATTTGGTGGATTATGTTGTTCATTTTGTACTCTCCCATACACGTTTTCTGTCTTTCTAAGGCAGGCCCCAATGCTCAAAATGATTAGGGCCTACTTTCCTTCTTTGTTATCAACGACTTGCACGTAAATCAGAGCAGGCCCTAATAATTCTCACTCTACCCTTTTATAAAAGTTATACTTTGCGAAATATTTATTTTCTCAAAACATAACTCTCCCCTTATATACTTTTTTTATTAGGGCTTTAGGGCCTAAAAGATATAAGTATATATAATTAAAGAAAAAAAGCAGGCCCCAATCCATTTTCGATTAGGGCCTAAACCCCATTTATTAGGGCCTAGACCCGTTATTGGGGCCTGCTCTTAAAAAGGCACATCCTCAAAATCCTCATCATCGCTGTAAAACTTTCGAGTAATTTCCTTTGCCTCATCCTCAGATATGCGTGATTTGCGCGTCCATACATAATGCTTCACGCCTTTCACCCGCCACCATTTCGAGGCTACAGGAAAGAATCCCTCATCCCGAAGCAAGCGTCCCAGCGCCTTAGTAGTCGGCACTTCCCAATCGGCTCTCAGCAGGGCCACGGCCTTCAGCTCAGTTATGCAGATCATCTTATCGTTTAGGACTGCGGACGGGTGATCCTCCATGAGCGCCCTGATGGCTCCCACATCCTCGCTTACATTCGCCTCGCGCATTTGCTCTAGGCCGTAAGTCTTCGGGGCGCGGCCCTTGAAATCGAAGTCATCGCTGATCTTATAGTCGAGAAGAAACCGCGCGATTGCGTCTGACCTCTTGGTAACCACCAAGCCGAAGAGCTTCCTGAAGTATGCCCCCGTCTCAGCCTCGCCGCCGTGCTGATTGAACAGCGCCTCCTTGTCCTCCTGCCGACTGAACAGCACACAGAAGCGGCGATCATTTTGGGACATAGGCACGGCGTCCGAGTGGTTAGTGGTCATCATGTACGAGCAGTGGTTTGGCGCATTGCCAAACATCGCCTTACCCTTGGGGTGGATGGCCAGTGTGTCGTTGGAGATCGCAGGCTTCATACTGTCGAGGATCTGCCACTTATTGGAGCCAGCAATTCTGATTTCCTCGACGCAGCCGACGATGCCGCCAGCGGCCCAGTCGTTGTACTGGGAGTTAATTGCACTGGGCGAGATGTCCTTCGTGTTTATCCGGCCAATCAGGCACTGCAATATATTGAAGAAGATCGTCTTGCCATTGCCCTCGACGCCCCAAATCAACATCGCCCAGTTAACGCGCTGACCGGCATTCACATAGACGTGGGCCATCCAGTCGAGCAGGATTGTCTGCTCACGCTCATCTGAGAATGTGTTCTTGATGTGCGCCAAGAAAAGATCCACGGCCTCCTGACCCTCCGCGTCCAGAGCTTCGCATGGCGTAACGCCGCCCCGTCGATAGGTGTTCAGGACTGTGAGGCCATCGCGCTCAGTAATCATATCCTCAGTGTCGGGCATAAAGTATAGGCGCGACACTGTCGGAACTTCGCAGCGAGAGATTGCGAAGATTGACGCTGGCATTTCGGCTGACACCGCCTCCCCCATCCGGCTGAACTTAGCGTCGAACGCGCGAGAATTGATGCGGTATTCGGGATTGTCGGTGTTGACGAACTCA